GGTCAGGTGATGCCAGATATTCCAGGATTAGGTAGCTATGTAACCCTTTCAGCTCCTTTTGACCCTGGCAAACGCCAGCAAGCAATAACAGTGCCAAGACAGATGCTTGACTTCCAAACATTGCAGAGAATGTTGCCTGTATAGAATGGCTATAGACTAGAAAAATATAGTGTGGCATAAATATCACAGGAGAGAGTGATGGATGAAGGAAAGTTAAGAGGGGAGCAGGATAGAGGCGAAAAAGCAAAAGCTGTTTTGCGTAATCCTATCTTAGCGGAAGCCTTTGAGGAGCTTGGTAGCCGTTATATAGAAGCATGGAAGGTTACTTCTATTGAACAAGATACTCAAAGGGAGAAGATTTTTCAGATGTATCAAGCATTGCTTGCAGTGCGAGGACATTTGGAGGAGATTGTCAGCACAGGTGAGCTGGCAAAAATTGAGTTAAATGACAATTCTCTAAGGAGGAGATAAGATATGAGTGAAAGCAGTATCCCTGAAGGGACTGAAACACTAACCAAAGGTCAAGCACTTGACCATCTCTTGAGTACTCCCGCCCCTGAAGAGGCAAGCGAAATACTGCAAGAGCCTGTAGCTGAAGCTGAAACGGAAGTAGAAGCAGAAGCACCATTAGTAGAAGAAGTTGAATCTGATGACGCTGTAGAGCCATCTGAAGAAGAAACTGAAGAAGCTGATGTTGAATACGAAGCTACTGAAGACGATGATGAGCAACCTGAAGAGGCCTTTGAAGAGTCTGATGACGTAGAAGAGTATTACACTGTTAAGATTGATGGCGAAGAAAAACAAGTCACAGCAGACGAGTTAGTCAAAAACTATCAACTTGAACAGGCAGCGCAAAGACGTATGCAGGAAGCTGCAAGTGAGCGAAAGCAAGCTGAAGCTGAACGCGAAGTCATCGCGCAACAGCGTGAGCAGTACGAACAGGCTTTGAATGTCTTGTCTCAGCAGCTTACGGTGCAAGAGCCAACTCAAGAATATTGGGAAAAGCTCTATGCGGAAGACCCGTTGGAATATGTAAAGCAACGTGATGCAGTTCGTGACCGCAAAGAAAACTTGCAAAAAGTTCAGCAAGAGCAGTTACGAGTCCAGCAAGAGAAGCAGCAAGAAATGATGCAAGCGCATCAGCAGCATCTCGCGCAAGAGCAGCAGCGTTTACTAGAGCGTATTCCAGAGTGGCGTGACGAAGAAGTAGCGACTAGGGAAAAGCAACAGGTAATTCAATATGCACAGCGTATTGGTTTTACCGAGCAAGAACTGCAAACCGCTTCTGATAGTCGTGCTATCGAGACACTACGCAAAGCATACCTTTATGATGAGCTTATGGCTAAAAAGCCAGCAGCCCAGAAGAAGGTAAGGAAAGCACCGAAAGTAACTAAGTCTGGCAAGCCTACTCCTAAGTCCGAGATTACTGCAAAACGTAAAACACAGGCTTTTGACCGCCTGAAGAAAAGTGGCAGCAAAGAAGCTGCTGTTGAGTATCTTTTGGAAAGAAATAGGTAAATATTATGGCTACACATACTACTACTACTGCCGTTGGTGAGCGTGAAGACCTCTCCGACGTTATCACCCGAATCGACCCCGATGAGACCCCAATTTTTTCTGCTCTTAGCAAAGAAACTGGTAACGGGGTATTTGTAGAATGGCAAGTTCAAGAACTGGCTGCTGCTTCTGCAACTAACTACCAAAACGAAGGTGCTGACGCTACTTACGACACACCAACAGCTACAACTCGCCTTGGAAACTACATGCAGATTTCACAGAAAGATGCTGCAATTTCTGGCACATTGGACGCTGTTGATAAAGCGGGACGCGACAAAGAAACCGCGTACCAAAAAATTCTGAAGGGAATTGAGCTGCGTCGTGACATAGAAAAGTCTGTTGCAACTGCACAGGCTCGTGATGCATCTGACCCTCGTAAAGCTGGTACACTCTCAAGCTGGATTACAAACGTATCTATTGCTTCAGACGAAACTGCTTTTAATGCTGGTGTTGGTGCTGGTACACACATTCCATCTGACGATGGTACTGACCGCACAATGACTTTGGCAATGATTGATGCTGCTATGCAAGCTGCATACGAAGATGGTGGTCAGCCAAATCTCTTGGTTGTTTCACCTGCCAAAAAAGTTGCTTTCAGTGACTTGAACTCTGGTTCAGTGACCACAAACCAAATCAACTACACTGCTCCTCGTGAAGCAGCAATGGTTGGGTCGGTTTCGCTATATCTGTCCGATTTCGGTCAGCTCGATGTGGTTATCGACAGGTTCACACCATCCGACAGGGTTTATCTTCTGGACAGTGACTATGCTTCTATCTGCACACTGCCTGGTCGTAACTTTGCAGTAACAGACCTCGCTAAAACAGGCGATGCTGATAAGTTCGAAATCATCACAGAATGGACTTTGAAAGTATCTGCTCCAAAAGCGCATGGTGCTGTTTACAACTTGTCATAGGTTGTGAGGGGAGAGAGCAATCTCTCCCCAATACCTTTGGGAGAGCAAAGTGAAGAAACTTGTAAAAAGAGATTCAGTTACAGGCAAGGAAACTTGGTGTCACTATCAGGAGGATGGTGGCTTTATTTTTGAGACAGTCGAAAATGTAGACAAGCTAATTGCCAAAAACAAATCAGAGGCAAATGAACATCGTGCGGGTTCTTTGATAGGTGATACACAGAAACATCACCAGAAGGTTGCGGAGATACCTGCCTCAATGTATCATCAACTAATTGAGCAGTTTGGTGAGCCTAAAAACAATCCTACTGCTTGGAAAAAATGGCTAAACGATTATAACAATCGTTACTTTAGAACAAGCGGTGGAATGGTATAATGGCTATCACAACCTATGCGGAACTGAAAACTGCTGTAGCTAACTTCTTGGCACGTTCTGACTTAACAGACAGGATACCTGAGTTTGTCAGTATGGCAGAGGCTCGTATGGGTAGAGAGCTAGAAACACGCTCACAGGAAAAACGTGCAACAGCTACACTAACAGGCGGTGATGCATTTGTTTCCTTACCTACAGACTTACGTTCTGTGCGTATGGTGAAACTAAACACAACACCTACTGAAGTTCTTGAGTATTATACGCCTCAAAAAATAAATGAATTGTATGCAAGTGGTGGTTCTGGAAAGCCTCGTGCTTATACAATTATTGGTGGAGAGATAAAGTTTGCACCTACGCCTGACAGCGCATATACAGCAGAGATTGTGTATATGGAAGGTGTGCCAGATTTGTCGGATAGTAACACGACAAATACGATTTTAACTCGTCACCCTGATTTGTACCTGTATGGTGCATTGTCGGCTGCAAGTGTGTATTTGATGGATGACCAGAAAACACAAATGTACGACAGTCTCTTTACACGCTCAATGGAAGAGTTAAAACGTGAAGAAGAAAAGGGTCAACATGCTGGCTCTGGTTTGTTTATGAAGTCTGATTACGGAGAATTGACATGAGCGCAATGAGTGATTATTTGGAAAATGAAATCCTTGACCACATACTAGGCACAGGTTCTTACACAGCACCGACAACTGTTTATATTGGTCTTTCTACTGGTTCTTTTGGTGATGATAATAGTGGTACTGAACTATCTGGCAGTGGTTATGCAAGACAGTCTGCAGCTTTTGATGCGGCTTCTGGAGGAACAACAGACAACACTGCTGCTATTGAGTTTCCTGCTGCTACTGGTAGCTGGGGTACAGTAAGCCACTTTGGAATCTTGGATGCTGCTAGTTCTGGCAATCTTTTGATACATGGTGCTTTTTCAGCAAGCAAAACGATTGCTACAGGTGACATTCTACGGATTGCTGCTGGCGACCTAGACGTAACTGCGGCTTAGTCCAATGGCTGAGATAATCGGCCCAACACTGGAGCAGCTAGACAACTGGGGCAATATGGATGCCCTAGATGCTTTTGGCTCTCTTGAGGACTTAGATAATCTCAATCTGTTTGAGACTAGCTCTTCTGTTGCGACTGCAATTACAGCAGCGCATACGAATAGTTTAGTAATTGTAAAAGAGCTTGAAGGCTCATCTGCTTTATCAATCACCACAACATCAGATGGAATACGCATACAATCTGTTGATGCTTCTGTAACAGGTGCAGCAAGTGTGGCGGCTGTTGCTAGATTTACTGTTGCAATGGATGCGGCAGTAAATATTGCAATTACTGAATCTGCAAGTGCATTAAAGGTATTAACTGCAAGCGGTAGCGCAGATATAGCTATAACCGCAACATCTAGTTGCAATACCATACTTGTTATTGATGGTGCTGTGAGCATGTCTGTAACTGCGGATGGTTCTATGCAGTTTACAGCTAGTGGTGCTGGCTCAGTGAGCTGTGTTATAACCAGTACATTGACAGGTGAAATATTAGGAGAGCTTTGGTCTGTTGTATCTGAGGGCAGTGAAACATGGAGTGAGGTAGCTGCTGGCTCAGAAGTTTGGACAAAT